GAACCAAGACTACTGAATGCACCGCTTAAATTTGCATTTTCACTTACTAGAGTTTTACCAAAGCCCTTAAACGCTTTGTTGATATCTTCTTGTGCTTCTAATGCTTCAAGTTGTTCCTTTGTCAAGTCCTTTTGTGCCTTGACTGCTTCCTTGGATGCTTTAATTTCAGCATCAGTTTGAACACGCTGGGCCTTGATTGACTTGGTTGACTTGTCAACTTCAACTCGATTTTCCTTTTGCGCTTTTTGTTCAGCTGTTGCCGCACTGTTGCGTGGAACTGGACCAGTTTTGTTTGCGTTGGCGCCTTGGCCGCGACCAACTGAATCCGTCAAGGATGCTAATTTTTTATAAAATCGGTCTAACGATTCGTCAAACTCTCTTTGGTCAAACTCTGCCATTTGGTCCTTTAGCCATTAAAACGCTACATAAATACATTTATGATATAGGTTCTATTACACCTATTTACCGTTAAGGATTAACTACATGGATAACTCCAACCCTCTAAAACAGCCAATTAAGCAGCCGGTTGTCAACCCATTGGCTCAATATTACCGAAAGCCAGGCACTTATATTGAACTGCCCAGTGGTGGACGTTTTTATAAAATAACACCAAAGTTAAGTGACACAAAAGAACTTGCGGTGTATCCAATGACAGCCAAAGACGAGTTGGCTCTTAAAAACCCAGATGCCTTGTTAAACGGCGAAGCACTCAAACAAGTTATTGCATCTGTATGCCCTGACATTGTAGATGTAACTGAGATTCCAGCACCTGACATTGATGCTATTTTGGTTGCCATGCGTATGACCAGTTATGGCGATGACATGGAACTTGATGTCAGTCACGGTTGTGAAGAAAGCGGTGGTAAATCACAAAGAGTAACAGTTGGCTTGGGCAGTGTACTATCAACACTAAAGGCAATTCCAGAATCACTTGGAACAGTTTCTTTGGCCAATGGAGTTGTTGTTCAACTAAAGCCTTATACATTAGAAGCACAAAGTCGTTTGCTACGTGTACAGTTTAACACCATGCGACAATTGCAAGGTGCCGAAGCCAATGAAAATTCCACTATTGAACAAAAAGCTGATATTGCCAACAAAGGTTATGATCAGCTAGTGGTCCTGAGTCAGGATATTTTAGCACAAAGTATTCTGGTAGTTAGACTACCAGATGGCACTGAAGTAACCAACTTCAATCACATTCATGAATGGGTTAAGAATCTTGACAGGGCTAGTAACGAAAGACTAGACGAAGAAATCAAAGCATTTGGCAAGTTTGGTATTACTCGTACACTTGAAGTAACTTGTGATCATTGCAAAAACAAGTTCACCACAGACATGCTATTTGATCCCACAAGTTTTTTCAACGTCGGCTCTTGAGTCTAGGACTCGATAGAAACAAGATTAGACGTTTCATCGAGGGCATTGAAAGCGAGTCAAGGGCCGTAATTAAAGAAGTATCTATGCTTAGTGTGTGGGGCGGCATTAGTCCACAAGAAATTTGGAACATGACTCACGAAGAAAGATTAGTCCTAAGCGAAGTCATTAAAGAACACACAGATACCATGTACGGCAAAAAGGGTATTGCTCGTCGTTAGTGTTCATTTGTAATATACTTGGGTAGAGCGAATACTTCGCTCTTGAATTTCGTATCGCTTCGCTCAACTCATTCAGTTTATTATAAACCTATTTTTTTTAGATTTAACACGATTTAGTATGATACTTGTGTTGTTTCTTAACAGATGAACTACATAATGATTACTTGACCTGATGCTTCAGTCACACTTAGCCGTTTTACCGGCTAAGATAAAAACACTTGACCCGAAGTCCAATGCCACATTCAACTAAAGCAACTTGTTAAAGTTAGGGCGGTCACGCTGTACCCTTTTACGCTCATCTTATTATGACGCTACTGCACACACCTAATTGAAATAACATGTGCAATATGCAGGTTGTAATAGTTCACCATTGCCTGCTCTTTGTAGCTTTACATATACTAAACCCAGATCTTTTCAAGCAATTGATCTACGTCCTGTCAAGGATAGTGGGTCTTAGTCTCCGCTACTGCGTCGGAAGTTCCGTCTCCTGCGCCACCCTAGGGCCAGGTTTTATGGGTGCAATATATAACCGGCTGCACAAGCCTATCAGTAGTAAATGAGTCTGGGGGAGTTAGCGGTTTACGCAGAGAGTATAAGGATTTATCTGTTGTACAGATGAGTTAACCGTATAGTTAAAGTTTATCTTTGATATGATTTTTGTGTACTTTGAGTGAGATGATGCCGTTATAGTAGTCAGCGGATTCTAATACTTTTCTGTCAAATTGTTCTTTTGCTTCCATGTACGAACACACTGCCTTTGCGTTGCAATAATGTAATATTTCTCTTTTAAATTTATCTGCGCCTAGTTGAGTCACGTCAGCCAAAAGTTCTACGCTTGAGCCATAATATGTTTGCCAATCGGAATCAATCTTGCTTCGGATCTTTTTCCGCTTTTTTGTACCATTTTTAAGTTTAACAACCCGGTATGTGGTTTTAGAAAACTTTGCCAGTTTCTTGCCCACATACTTTCGGTTGTTGGTTAGGTTTGTTATAAGGTACACAAACCCAACACAGTCTTCGGGCAATGTGTCTACAACTTGATCGTTGTAAAACCACATTACTTAGGTGTAGCCAATGCTTCCTTCTCCGCAGTAATCTCTTTACGGCGTTCTTTGATAGCTTTGGACATTTCCTGCAGTGCCTTTCGGGCCCGTGCGGCAGAGGCTTTTACACCTTTACCTGTAAATTTTTCGTTTTCGGCTTTGTATGCTTCAAACTGTTCTAGTAAAATTTCATGATTTGTCATAATGTTCCTTAATTTTCAATGACCTGTGTATCTGCTTCAAGCATAGTGAATCCATTTTCTTTTACAACCATAAGCACATTATTAACTCTGCTTGCTAGTTCATCTCTATGAGAGATCAAGAAAATGTTACGATTCATTTCACGACCCATTGACTTTAGAACTGACATGGAGTGTTCAATACCTACACTATCCATTCCAGAGTCAACAAGTTCGTCAATAAACATCAAGTTCATTGGCTCTGTAAAACTCTCATACACATCCCTAAAACTCCAGCTCAATGCCAGAATTAAACGATTTCGTTCTCCTCGACTTAGGTTATCAAAATCAAAACTTTGTCCAAGTTGGCTAATGTCTACTTCCAAGTCGCTTTTGAATGTAACTTGGTGTGGTAGCTGTAGTTTATCCAAATAATAACTCAGTCTATGATTCAAATACGCTAAGTTTTGCTCAATAATACGCTTTCTTACAAACGAGTCCTTGCTGGTTAATAATTTTAGCAAAAACTCTTGATGCTCAAGTAGCTTACTTACTCGGTTGATTTCGTCCCAGCTGACCAGAGCTAGTGCGGTGTTGCGCATGGCTTCAATCTGCTCCTGATAAGGATCTTCTTCTTGAGCCTTTGCTTCAAGTTGACGACGAATATTTTCCAAATTGTTCTTGTGTGCGGCAGCATCCGCAACGTCCTGATACTTTGTACGCGGCCTATCGCCTAACACACCGATGCTTCTAACAGCCATGTCAGCTTGCGCCAAATAGCCATGTTCTTCTTTTAGTGCGTTGACAGTTAGATCCACAGCAGCCTGTGCATCAGTGGCCATTTGGTCATGCCGTTCATCATGTACATCTTGGCCACAACTGGGGCATTGGTGAGCCTTGATAGATTCAAGACTCTTTTGTGCAACTGCCAAGGCATCCTGCAACTTCTTAACGTTGCTTTGACGAGTGGCTAATTCTTTATTGGCTAACTTAAGGCGACTTTCGTTTTCCTTGTAAAGAGCCACAGCACGATGAGCCTCGAGTTCTGCTTCGATGTCTGTGTTTTCTAATTCTGTAATAGCAGCCACAAAGGCAGCCACGTCTGTTTCTTTTTTGCTGATCCAAATACGACTACGGCGTTCTAGATCATCAATAGCAGATTGAACACGGGCATTGCTTTCTTGGATAGCTTTGATACGTGACTCTTCGTCTTTGATGTCATCTTTGCTTTTCTTGATAAACTCTCGAAGGATCTCGGCTTTTTCACTTAGCTGTGTAATGCCAAGCAGTTCTTCAATGATGTCACGTTGCTCACCACTCTTGAGACTCAAGAAAGGTTGTGTATAAGTGTTCAATGCAACAAGATGCTTGAACATTTCAGCACTCATGCCAACAACTTTTTCAATTGCTTCTTGAGTCACACGGTTCTCACCAGCACCTTCGTCTGTACCTGATTCATTGACTTCGTGGTCATCTACTAGGAATCGCAATACATTTGGCTTGCGTCCACGTTCAATAGTGTACCGGTTTCCATTCTTTTCAAACTCAACTGTGACCAACATGCCTTTGGTGTTGGTTTTGTTGATTAAGTTTTCTTTACGGATGTTAGTAAGTGCGTTGCCGTAGATAGCATAACTCAGTGCATTGACCATGGTAGTTTTACCTACACCATTTCTAGCACCATCACCACCCAAGTCCAAGTTGTTGCCAAGCACAAGAGTCAACCCGTGTTGATTCATGCGAAGACCTTGGGTTACATTGCCCACGCTCATGAAGTTTTTAATTGTTAGATTGTTAAACTTAATCAAACTGTTAGTCCTTGGTAAATTTGTACAAGAATTTGTCTATCAATAACATCAGAATCAATTGCTTGGATCTGATTTAACACAATAGCATCCACTGATTCAAATTGAATCTCTCCGCCTGACCACTCAGTTGCATGTTCTTCCTTTTTGCCAGGAATAAGTGACAGCTCGCGCATGTTGTACGTTTCTGCCCACTGCTCCTTGATATATGTTGCTTCTTCGTAGCTAATGTCTACGTCGATTGTAATACGAGCAAAGGTTTGACTATCAAACAATTCTGCATGACGGTCGATTGCTTGCGTCAGTGTAAGTGTTTTAAACTTAGGAGCGCATGGCCAAGTGCGGAAGTCTGGCTCACCACCATACTCCAAAAACATGCAACCACGTTCATCATCCCATGCATCTGCATAGTTGTGCGGGAAACAATTTCCCATGTACACAATGTTGCCTTTGCGTTGACGTTTGTGGAAGTGTCCACTAAAGACAAGTTCCTGGTTGGGAAAGTGTCCTGCGTTAAGTCCACCATGATCCGGCATTTCAACCATGGCATTCATTTTAAAGTGTGGCAGTTCAAAGTGACCAAACACATAGCGGCTTTTTAGCTTGGCCATCTTGGTCCATTCATCACCAACCAGCCAAGGAATGATAGTCATGTCACCCACTGTCAACTGTTCGTCAACCAAGACAACATTGTCTAGGTGTTTAGCAAACGGCAGTGAGTTGATCTCACGCTTCTCACGATAAGCAAGATCATGATTGCCCATGATCAAGTAAACCTTTTCAAAGTTCTCTGACAGGTACTTGACGTTGGACGTGGTATAATTGAGTGTGCTTACGTTAACAGTGGATCTGTTGTTGTGCCAGTCGCCAAGAAAGATGCAAGTTTCTGCACCTTCCTTCTTGGCTTCTGCTGTCATCCACTTGATAAAGTTTTCACAGTCGTTATTGTGACTGCGACTGTTGTTGCGTAAACCAAAATGGATATCTGTAAAGCAAACTGCTTTCTTAAAAGATTGAGTCATCAGTTATTATAGCATTTCTTCAAGAGTATGTCTACAACGAACCAGTTCATCCTTGATGAAAAGTTTTCGTTTCTTAAGAGTTTGGGCAACTGGAGTATCGTTTTGATGTTGCTGTTCAAGTATTAGCAACTGTTTTTCAAGGCTCTCGTGATGGATCTCTAAATGATCAATGTGACGTTTTAAACTGTCTGGATGTTTCATGATTACTCCTTTTTTAA